CAACCCCGCCCCAGCGCCAGCGAAGAAATCGAAGTCTAAGCCGGATGCGGGTCCCAAGGTCGGCAATCCCGGCCACGGCGACGACCTCTGGGCGCAGATCCGGGCCTACTGGAACGAATGCCGCAGCATCAAGCAGACCGCCGAGAAGTTCGGACTGTCGCCCAACTCGGTCAAGACCCGCGCCCGCCGTGAGGGGTGGAACAAATAACCGCTGCCACCATGAGCCAACCCGAGTGGACACCCAAACCCGGCGATGGTGCCACCATCTGCCACCACAGCGACCGGACCGCCTGCACGGTGGTCCGCGTCAGCCCCTCCGGCATCACCATCTGGATTCAGCGCGACATTGCGACGCTGGACGATTGGAAACCGGAGATCATCGCCGGCGGATTCGCCGGCCATTGCGTGAACAACGCCGACCAGCATTACACCTACCAGCCCGACCCCGACGGAATCATGCACAGCGCCCGCCTCCGCAAGGACGGTCGCTACCGGACGCCCTGTGGTGAGCGCGTGATCCCCGGCCGCCATCACTTCCACGACTACAACTTCTAACCATGAATGTCGATGTCGCCCGCTACCGCAAAGCAGATGGCTACCAAACCCGCTTCTGGTCGGTGACCGTCGATGGCGAACTGCTCGCCGTCACGGTTTACCGCCGGGGGGCGCAGGCCGTCGCCAATGCACTCACCACCCTCAACAGAGATCCCCATGTCACGACCCTTGAAGATGCTCCCAACCCCGGCACTGTGCCCCACAACGCCACCGCTGGCGTGGCGGCCAACCGGACCCGATGACCTCTGCGGCCCCGCCGCCACCGTCGCCGCCCGCCTTGTCACCAAGGCCCGCAACCTCCACGCCAACCCCGCGGTTCCGGTGAAGCTCCTGCTCTACGGCCCGCCCGGTGTCGGCAAGACCAGCATCGCCGACATGGTGGCCGCCGAGCTATCCGGCTGTCCTCTGGCGGTTGAGGAATTCAACGGCAGACTGGTCACCGTGGACGTGGTCAAACACTGGATGGCCGGCCTCGGCACGCTGTCGCTGTTCGGCGTTTACTCGGTGCGGATCATCAACGAGATGGACCGCTGCACCCGCGAGGCGCAGGATCTGCTCTTGAGTTACCTCGACCGGCTGCCGCCAGGGCGGGCGGTGATCGGCACCAGCAACCTGCAACTTGATCTGCTGACCGAGCGTTTCCAGACCCGCTTCCAGTCGATCAAGCTGATGTCGCCATCCACCGACGACATTGCCTCGCTGCTCCGCCGCCACTGGCCGGTGGACCGGGCGACGGCGGCGCGGATTGCCGTGGGCAGCGGCGGATGCGTCCGTGCCGCGCTGGCCGATCTGGAAACCTGGCTGGATGCGGAGGGCCTGGCATGAAAGCGCGGCTCCAACAACTCACCTTCGACCGCCGTGGCCAGCTCTCCCGCGCCGTGTTCCGCTTCCGCGAACCGGGGATGCGCCGTGAGACCGCCGTCACCGTGCAATGGCGCGATGTGTGCGGCGAGCGGGAATGGTTCGCCCTCGGTTGGTGCCCGCCGGACGCGTGGCGGGTGATCCTGCCGATGCTCGCCCAAGTCAGCCATGCCGTTGACACCATCAACGCGGGCGATGACCGATGACCCCAAAGCCCGCACCCTCGCCAATGGCATCGAAGTATGGTGCAGTTATGACAAGCTGGTGCCGGTGGGCGAACTCAAGCCCAACCCGCGCAATCCCAACACCCACCCGCAGCGGCAGATCGAGTTGCTCGCCAAGAACATCCGCTATTTCGGTTGGCGGCAGACGATCACGGTTTCCAAGCTCACCGGCCTGATTGTTTCCGGGCACGGGCGGCTGATGGCGGCGAAGCACCTCGGCGTCGAGGTGGTGCCGGTGGATTACCAGGACTTCGCCAGCGAGAATGACGAATTGGCCGTGCTGGTCGCCGACAACCGGCTGGCCGAACTCGCCACGGTGGACCTCAACGAGCTGGAAAAGATCGCCAGCGAGTGGAAGGCGGTGGATTTCGATACCATCCTCGCCGGTTTCGAGCCCGCCGATCTCGACAGCCTGCTCAATCCGGACGGCGGCGATGACGATGACGAAGAGGATGACCGCCACGACAAGGAACTCGACAAGAGCGACGTCACCGTGGCCGTGGGCCTCTATCGGTTCCGCATCAGCCAGGACGAATTCATCGCGTGGTGCGACCGGGTAAAGCAGGACGCCGGTTTTGACAAGGAAAGCGTGCTCAAGGAAATCCGCATCCGCCTCGGTCTATGAAAATCACTCTCGAACCCATCGACGCCGTTAGGCCATCGACCTACAACCCCCGCTCGGCCGATCCGGCGCGGCTCGACATCATCGAACTGTCGCTGCGCAAGCTCGGCTTCATCGCACCGATCTTCGCCGACACCGACGGCGAGATCCTGTCAGGCCACCAACGGCACTTGGTCGCCCACCGCATGGGTGCCACGCATGTTCCGGTGTTCCGGACCAAAGCACTCGACCTCGACCAGCGCAAGGCGCTCAACATCGTGTTCAACCGGGCAACCAATGATTTCGATTTTCACCACACCCCCGGCAAGGTCACCCGCGACTTGGAATCGCTCGACCTGACCAAGCTCGCCGAGGACATCCCCGACAAGCCGGTCGGCGGCGACGGTTTCCTGCGCTGCCTCAAGCCCGCGGAAGTCGCGGTGAAGGATCTCTGCAAGGTCAACTCCGGTCGGTGGCTGCAATACGCCCGCAACCTCGCCAACACCCTGCATCGCCAGGGCATCCTCATGCCGCTCGTCTGCCGCCAGGATCTCACGGTCATCAACGGCATCGGCCGGTTGGAAATGCTGGCCGAGAAGGGTGCGGCGTTCGCACCGGTGGTGTTTGTCACCGATCAGGAGGCGGAGTTCGCCCGGGCCATGATGAACCTGCTTTCGATGGACTTCGACATCCACACCCGCTATGCCGACATGCTCCGGTTCAACTCGTTCCGACGGGCGCGGCGGGTGCGGCGCGAGCTGGGCAACGGCTTCATCTTCGCCACCCACGGTGCCAAGCCCTGCAAGGATTTCGACATTTCCCGGCCCGCCGACCGTGCCCGCTGGATCAAGGAACACGGCAGCACCATCCTCGATTTCGGGGCCGGCCACCTCACCGAAACCTTCCTGCTGCGACAGGCCGGCATCGACTGCACGCCCTTCGAGCCCTACCGGCTGGGTCCCGGCGGCATCAACAAGGCCGAGGGCGTGGAACTCACCCGCGCCTTTCTATCCGAAGTGGCGGCGGGCAAGGACTGGACCAGCATCTTCATCGCCAGCGTGCTCAACTCGGTGCCGTTCCGCGAAGACCGCGAACATATCGCGTGCCTGTGTGCCGCGCTGTGCCGTCCGTTCACCAAGGTCTATGCCTGCGCCTCGTCGGCGGGTGAGTCCGGCTGGCGGCAGGTCAACGGCAAAGCATTCATGAACGAGAGCAACGCGGGCAACATCGCGTTCCGCCTCGACTATGAGCCGGGCATCCGCATCGGGGATTTCCAGGACAAGCCCAAGGTTCAGAAGTATCACACGATCCCCGAGTTCCGCGAGTTGTTCGTCCCGTTCTTCCGCTCGGTGAAGGTCGATGACTTTTCCAACAACATCAACGCCGCCTGCGCGTCGGCGCGGCCCGTCGATCCGGCCCGCCTCCGCGCCGCCATCGAATTCGAGTTTGACCTGCCCTATCCGGACGGCAGCCGCATGGATTTGGTGAAATGCGCCATGGACTCTTTCAGCCAACGTCTTCAGACTTCCCTATCCAAATGATCATCCTGCTCGACCTCAACTACACACTGGTGGCCAACTCACCCAAGCACGGCACCACGCCCGAACGCATGGAGAAGCGCCTCGCTAAGGAAGAGTATCGGAACTGGCTGATCGACATGATTCGGCCGTTCCAGGTGATACTGGTGACGGCTCGTCCTGAAAGGTGGCAGGAGGCCACTATGCTCAGAATCCACGCGCAAACGGGCTGGTTTCCTAACAACTACTTCTTCGCCCCGGACGGGTGGTGGAATCCTCCTGCGATCAAACGGCGATTGCTGTTGGAGGAAATTCTGCCCCTTTATGGCCGCAGAGAACGCTACCTTGCCATCGAAAGCAATCCCAAGACTCGCGACATGTATGCCGAATTCAAAATTCCCTGCCTATGGGTCAATGAGGATGGAACCTCACTGCGCGATAAGGCGGGTCCTTTGGAGCGGCTCACGTTGACATTCCGCCCGAGGGCATGAGTGATGCCCCAGTTGACCATGTTATGCCCGAGGGACCGTGGCGTTTCGACCGCCAGGTGACCGATGTTTTCGACGACATGCTCCAGCGGTCGATCCCGCAATACAATGCGATGCGGATGGTGACCTTCGAGATGGCCCACCGGTTCGTCAAACCCGGCACGGCGATCATCGACATGGGCTGCTCCCGCGGCGAGGCGCTGTTGCCGTTTGTGTCGAGCTTCGGACAGGCCAACGACTACATCGGCCTGGAAATCAGCGAGCCGATGATCGAGGCGGCGCGAAGCCAGTTCACCGGCCACCCGCACGGCGAGCGCGTCACCATCGCCCGTGCCGACCTGCGCCACGAGTTCCCTACCGTAACCTCCAGCCTCGTGCTCTCGGTCCTCACGCTCCAATTCACCCCCATCGAATACCGCCAGCGGATCATCCGCCGCGTGTTCAACTCGCTGGCGCCAGGCGGCGCCTTCGTGCTGGTTGAGAAGGTGCTCGGTGCCACCGCCGAACTCGACGAGGCGTTTGTCGATCTGTTTCTGGAGATCAAGAGGCAGAACGGTTACTCGCAGGGCGAGATCGACCGCAAGCGGATGTCGCTGGAAGGCGTGCTGGTGCCGGTGACCGCCCGGTGGAACGAGGAACTGCTGCGCGAGGAGGGCTTCGCGGCGGTGGACTGCTTTTGGCGGCACCTCAACTTCGCCGGGTGGGTAGCGGTCAAGCCATGAAGGCAAAGACACCTTTGTCCTTGCGGGGCCACCGGGGAACGGCAACAATCCGCTCCGTGCCCCCGAAATTCAGCTTAATGACCAAGGTGCGCGTCCGTTACGAGAGCGGACCACTCGAAGGCTACGTCATTGAAATCAAGGACGATGGCGGGCGCTGGATCTACGAGGTTTCCCATCCAGACACCGACAAGCCTGGCGGAAGCTGGGACAATTGGGCACCGGAAGAGTGGCTAGAAGAGGTGAAGTGACACCCAGTAGTTTCGATGGCAGATTGACACCCGCTCTGCGGCGTGGAGCCAAAGGAATTATCACCTGAGGTCGCGGGTAAGATCCTCGACGCCGATTTTCAGAACGTGGTCAAGAAGGTCGCGGCGGGCAAGCCGTTGACGGTGGCTGAGCGTTCGCGCATTGAATCGTTGGCCGCAGGCAGCAATGATTCCCTCGCCTATGCCAAGACCCTCGTGGAACTGGCGGCGGTGTTGGGCGTGACCCGCCGCACGCTCACCACCTGGCAGAAGATGGAAGGCTCGCCCAAGCCGCTCTCCAACGGGCTGTGGCCGGTCGCCGATTGGCGCGAGTTCGTCAGGGTTCGTGGTTTGAAGGCGGGCAAGGTTCCGCTGGGCAACGAGGAGGCGCTCAAGGCCCGCAAGCTGCTCGCTGAGGTCGAAGAACGGGAACTGCGCATCGCGGTGAAGAAGGGCGAGTATGTCCCGCTCCATCAGGTCCGCACCGAATGGATCGGACTGGTCGCCCAAGCCACTTCCATCCTCCGCGCCAAGTTCGAAAACGAACTGCCGCCGATCCTATCCGGTCTCGACGCCACCGGCATCCAGAAGGAGTGCCGCAAGGCGATTGACGAAGTTCTCCGCTGCCTCCACGAATCATGAAAATCCTGCACGACATCTGGCGCGAAGCATGGCAGCCGCCCGACCGCCGACCACCGTGGGCGTGGTGCGAAGATCACGTCGAGGGCATTCCGTATTCGCCCAACCCCGGCCGCTTCCGCGCTGAGAACTCGCCCTGGATCCGCGAGGTCATGGAGGCGCTGGTCGATCCGCGCATCCGGCTTGTGTCCATCATC